TCTCCCACAGGTCGATCCAGAACTGCCTGAACTCTTCACAGTTGTTCCATAGATAAATGAACGCTGCCACCAAAGCCACGATCGCCGCGATGATCAGCACATACGGATTCGCCGCACAGACCGCATTGAAGGCAGCAAACACTCCCTTCGCTGCATTGATCACGCCGGCCAGTTTCGGAACCAGAGTCATAATAGTACCGACAGCAGATATTACTTTACCGACTATGATCAGTATCGGTCCGATCGCAGCCGCCACCAGGGCAATCGTGACAATAACCTTCCTGGTACCTTCATCCATCGAATTGAGCCAGTCCACAAACTTCTGAATCCATCCGACAATCGTTCGGATCGCGGGCATCAGCAGCTCACCAAAAGAAATCGCCAGCTCTTCCAGCTGGGACTTCAGGATCTGCAGCTGACCAGCAAGGTTGTCATTCATGGTCTCAGCCATACTTGCCGCAGAACCATCGCAGTTATCAATCGCACTGGAAAGCTTGTTGATATCCGATTCCCCAGCGTTCATCAGAGCCAGGAATCCGGACATCGCATTCTTGCCAACCAACGATTCAGCCGCTGCCGCCTTTTCAGATTCAGACAATCCCGAAAATGCCGTCCGACAATCAGCCAGGATATCCGACAGTTCCCTCATGGAGCCGTCAGCATTTGTCGTTGCAATCGTAACCTCTCCGATGGAAGAACCGCAGATCTTCACATCCCCGGACAGGTTGTTCATGATGGTTCTAAGAGCAGTACCAGCCTGTGAACCCTTGATACCGGCATTGGCCATAAGCCCGATCGCTTCCGCCGTATCTTCCGCAGAGAATCCCAAAGCGCCGGCAATCGGAGCGCAATACTTGAAGGTCTCACCCATCATGGAGACATTCGTATTGGCATTACTCGATGCCGCCGCAAGGATATCCGCAAAATGCCCGGAATCCTATGCCGTCAAACCAAAAGCGGTCAGGGCATCCGTCACGATATCGGAAGTGGTCGCCAGATCCTCACCGGAAGCGGCAGCCAAATTCATCACGCTCTCGATACCGGAAAGCATATCTTCCGTCTTCCAGCCCGCCATCGCCATATAGTTCATGGCTTCCGCTGCTTCGGATGCGGAGAACTTTGTCTTCTCACCCATCTCACGTGCTTTATCCCGGAGAGCTTCCAGATCAGAACCTGTCGCACCGGATACCGCTGCAACCTTGCTCATGGCGGAATCAAAATCAGCGGCAGTCTTCACCGCCGCCGTACCTAATCCCACAACGCCCAGAGTCACAGGCATGAACTTCTTTCCGACATTAGTAACATTGTCACCAACCGTCTTCAGCTTCTCACCCTTTGCGGCAATCTCCTGAAGTGCAGTACCGGACTGTCTTGCCTGTTCCTCCAGAGCCTTCAGTTTCTGTTCAGTCTCAACAATCTCACGCTGCAGGCCATCATACTGATCCTGTGTGATCGTTCCATCCTTAAGAGCCTGCTCTGCCTGCTCCGCTGCCGTTTTCAAGGTCTCCAGCTTTTCCTTCGTTTCCTTGACGGCATCACCCAGAAGCCTGTGCTTCTGAGCAAGCAGTTCCGTATTCCCCGGATCAAGTTTCAGGAGCTTATCGACATCACGCAGCTGGCTCTGAGTATTTCTGATTTCTGTATTTACGCCCTTTAAGGCAGTCTGTAGTTTGGTGGTATCGCCGCCGATCTCAACGGTAATACCCTGGATCCGTCCAGCCATCCGATTCCCTCCTTCCTGATTTTGGGCAAAAGAAAACACCGATCATTTCTGACCGATGCTTCTCAAAAATTTATGTTGTTATTCTTCTTACTTCAATTCCTGGATTCTATCGTTCATCTTCTTTGCCTCGGCACGATAATATCTCATAAATAAGAACCAGATAAGAAACGCAACCGCAAGTTGAATCACTGCAATTATAATTCCCTGAGTGATGGTTGCGGATCCACCTATCCATCCGACTGCATAAGCAACGATTGTATAAATCACGCAGCCAATACCCATGTGTATCAACACTCTAATCGGCATTGGAAGATTTTCCTTCCTGTACACAATGGTCGGAACTCCAAATCCAAGGCCAACCAAAACGCAACCGATAACCATCTTTGTAAATCTGTAATTCTCAAGGCTGAAATTCCCTTTGTATCCTATATCAAATACAATTCCAACCAGACAGAAAATAGCCATTGCCATTCCAATACTAATTACCGTGCTCTTTACTAAATCTTTTATCGTCTCTTTCATTGCTTTCGCCTCCTATAATCCAAGATATTTTTTGAACTCCGGCAGATATGTTCTCGAAACGTAATCCTTGCATCCATTCTTCAGCTTCAGCAAAAGCGTTCCGCTAAATCCTGGCTCAATGCTGTCCATATAAGACAGATTGATCAGTGTGGATTTTGATATCTGCATGAACTGTTTTCCTAACTGCTGGCCAATTTCATAGAGCCTTTTCCTCGAACGATATTTTTGTTTTTCACCATAAATAATCGTATCTCCGTCCTCTACTCTGACCATGTATATTTCCTTAGGCTGCAGAACAATAAGATCTTCTTCATTCTGCAGGGCAGTTATGGGAGTTTCGTTTGTGCTGAATATATCAAGCATTCGCTGTATCTCATCTGTCACCTTGTCGGTGTAGATTACTGCATATGGTTCTTTATATTCAGCAGAAATATCAACACTTACCTTCATGCCCTGGCCTCCTTTCTCTTTGATGATGCAATCATACAATATATCGAAAGTCCTGTCCTGACATTTGATGTAAGTGGCAAAAAACAGAAGGTGAAATGCAAAATAAGCTGTCAAACAGCATCAGAACCGGTCAAAATCATCTTGCGATGCCAGAGTGCTGTAGGCTCCCTGGTTCTCATCGTTCTGCATTTCCGTGTACATATCGTTAATGGTTCCGATAGTCAGAAGATCCATCTCCCCGATCTGCACACCAAGCTGCACCGCCCTTAGAAGTAAGAGCGGCGTTGTCATTTCCCGGTCAGTTGCTCGAAGTTTTTTTTACTTTCCACCTGCGTCTGGACATTCAGACCCCAGAGCTCAATGATCTCCGGAAGCACCTGATAGATGGAAAATGTACCGAACTGATCTAGCCATTCATCCGGCGTATCCGGAACGCCCTGCGGGTCCGCATGTTTCGCCATGATGTAAATGATATCCTCGAACAGTTCCAACGAAAAGGAATCAAGCGCAGAGTTTTCAGGATCGTTTTCATCAATGCTCTTCTGCAGATCATGAAGATCCTTGTAAATATCTCTGTGGAACTTGTTCCTGTATATTCTTGGAATGGCAGCGGAAGCCCTGAAAGTCACATCCTTGCCATCAATATTCACTGTCTTTGTAAGTGCCATTTCACTTTCCTCCAATCTGTTATGAAGTGACCGTTGTCAAGGGATAGCCACAAAAAATTTTGTTTTTCTCCGACTGGTCACATTTGTACTTCTCTGACAGCATCTGGAAAGAGCTCTGATTTAACAGTTCCCGGCATGTGGCCACTCTGTTATTCGTGGATTGGTTACCTACAGGCTAATGGTTCCGCCGTGAGCTCTGCGATCTAAAAGCGTGGATCACTTAAGTGCCACATAGTCGGAACGCAGATAGCTCGAACCTTTCAGTGATCACAGCTCCTTCCAGATGCTGTCAGATATTTACTTTAAGTGTCGCTGCAGGAATCTGCAGATTTTTGCGGATTCCTGCTTAGCAGCCCGTCAACATCATGGACAGCTGGCCGTCAGGGGCTTGCCGCCGCAGGCGGTGCGAAGCATCCTTGACAGGCAGATGGACAGGATGTTATATCAGGCTGCCTTCTTTCCAGATGTCCGGGGTTCCATGTTATTCGTCATAATTCCCCAGACGAAGCAGGCGAGTTCCCTCGCTGTCGCTGCCACGGCAACATTCTTTTTCTTTCCATGGCGCATCATCCTGTAATACTTGCTGCGCATCCTGGTATTACCTCGGTCAGCATAAGCTATTACTGCTGCGCTGTTGCCGGCCTGCCTTGACCGCAGCTCCTTGGATTTATGACCGACCTGCCCTTTGCAGATTCCTTTCGCACCTTCAATCAGCAGACGCCTCAGATGAGTATTTCCCGCCTTGGAGATTCCTGTCCGGTTGATGTGAGCACCGCTGGAGGATTCTCCTGGTGCAAGTCCAAGAAAAGCGGCATATGTGCTGCCTTTCTTGAATCTTGAAAAGTCGCCGGTTTCCACGATCAGGGACAGCGCGGTATGTACTTTGATCCCAAGCAGGCAGCCAAGTTTCCGGACATTATCTTTGTAAGCAGGATCCGCAGCCAACTCTTCGATCCGCTTGTCAAACCGTTCAATCTTGGACGTCTGTTCATCATAGAAAGCAAGATATTCGTCCAGAACCTCTCGGAAAAGGTCTTTGAGTGCAAGCTTCCGCAGCCACTGCAGATGCTTGATCGTCCATTTTGTGCCAGGGTAAAAATACCCGTGGCGGATGCAGAAGGCATTGATTTGCTGCTTGATCTTCTTCAGCGCCAGCTTATGATCGTCACGCATCCGGAGGTATTCCTTAACGGAATCATCTTTATCCGTGGGAACATGTACCGCATGGTATCCGCCATAGCTGAGGCACTGGGCAATCATGACAGCGTCCCGTTTGTCTGTCTTGACTCGCTTTCCCTGCTGGGTCAGCATTGTTGTCGGAGCAAGAATGATGCATTTGACCCCGGCTGATGTCAGCTGATTGTACAAGGAGTATCCAAG